GAATGCTAAAGAAGAAATCGGTAAAGGTTTATTAGATGCTATAAGTTTACTAGGCAAGAATAGAAGCATCGAAGGTGCCGCTACTCAAATGGACACCTTTGCCAAGTCTATTAGCGATGCTATCTATGGCGTAGGTTTACTAATTAGTAAGTTAGACGGCCTAGCATCTAAGATAACTTCTGGTGGCTTGGGCGATTTGTTAATACGCTTACAACCAGGTGGGCTAGCCTTGCAAAGGGCTGTGGGATTAGCTGGTGGTGCAAGAAGCGCTACTCAGCCAGACAACAAACAAGGCCGAGCATCGGCTCGTATCTTTGGCCAACAGCTACGCCTAGAAAATAAACTATCAGAGCAAAAGAAAAAAGAATTAGCAATACTAGATGCAAAGAATAAGAAGCAGACCGAGGTAGATAAACTATCGGAGAAGTTTGATACCGAGCGCATAAGCTTAATGAAGGCGCTAGGCGAGGCTACCGATGCCGAGACCAAACTACGCATCCAATCAAAGATAGCCATACTAGACAATAATGAGGCTTTGGCTAAGAAGTATCTAGCAGAAATGAATGCCGTTAAAGGCGCTAATGATTTAGCCCTAGCCTTTGGCGCAGCTGTATTATCTTTAAGTTCTACTAATGCTGATATAGCGAAATATCAAAACGCTTTAGCCGCTTTGCAAACCGAACAATTAAAAGCAGGTACACCTTTAACAGCGCCAAACCCAGCAGATACTGCCATAGTTTTATCAACTGCTCGGAGCACCTTAGACCGATTACAAGAAAGTTTGCCTAAGTTATTAGAAAGAGTGCAGGATAGAGCAGCTACATTCGATAGAAGCGATACTTACATACCATCAAGTGCTATGCCATCGGGTGTGCCGACAACTACCTCTGCCCCAATAATTAACGTAAACGTAGAGGGCAGCCTAACTTCATTACAAGAATTTGAAATAACAATGCAAGATTTATTATTAAAGATCTATAAGCAAAATGGAGATCTAGCGCCAGCAGGGTTTATTCAATAATGACTGTGCCTGTCATAAATGCAGTAATTAACTTTAGCACTGGCCCAGCCTTTGCTCAGGCATTTCTAATCGATTCAGGCATATTGGGCACTAACGTATTAGCCGATGCCGCAGCTGTAATTGTCGATGTATCTGATCGGGTCAATTATGTCCAGACTAAAATAGGTCGTAACCCTACGGCAGATAGATTCATTACGGGCCAATTAACTTTACGCATAGTAGATCAGAATGGCGACTTTAATCCTACCAATTCAACTGGGCCTTACTTTGGCTTATTAACGCCTATGAAAAAAGTTCAAATAACCGCTACATATAGTGGTACTACCTATCCTATATTCTCAGGCTTTATTACATCTTATGTTAACCAGCAACCTAAAGATGCCACAGAGGTTGCCTACACAACTATCACAGCTGTAGATGCGATGAGGCTTGCACAAAACGCACAGATCAGCACAGTCACAGGCGCTACTGCTGGAGACTTATCAGGCACACGCATTAACCAGATATTAGATGAGATCGCTTGGCCACCATCAATGCGTTTGATAGATGCAGGTCAAACTACCCTACAGGCTGACCCAGGCACACCACGCACATCTCTTAGTGCTATGGAGACTGTCGCTAATTCAGAGTACGGCTCTGTATATGTTGACTCCAATGGAGAGTTTGTATTTAAGGATCGCCTTACCGCTACTGCATCAATAGGTGCTACCCCTACCCTTTTTGCAGATGATGGCACTGGTATTACATACGCTAATGCAGTATGGAAACTAGATGACACGCTCATATTCAATTCAGCCCAAATCAGCAGATCAGGTGGCTCGCCACAAACAGCCATCAACCAGCCATCTATTGACAAGTATTTTATCCATAGTTATAACCTGCAAGATCTGCTAATGCAGACCGATGCCGTGGCCCTAGATTATGCGCAGGCTTATGTGGCTAGTAGAGCTGAGACCACGATCCGCTGCGATGCTATAGAGTTAGACCTATACACCCCTAACTACAATACAGGCATAATCGCTGCCTTGAACCTAGATTTCTTTGATCCGATCACAGTAATTACTACCCAGCCTGGTGGGTCTAAGCTGGAGAAAACCTTGCAGATATTTGGCGTAGCCAACACCATTACACCTAATAGCTTCAAAGTGGTGTTTACAACGCTAGAACCTGTCATAGATGGGTTTATAATAGGCAACGTAGATTACGGAGTCTTAGATCAGAACGTCTTATCTTATTAAGGAGATATAATGTCAACTTTTCCAGGCACAACAGGACAAGTAGTCACATCCGCTATGTGGAATGGACTGCCAGCCTTTGAAGTACAAACTGCTAAAACAGCAGATTACACAGTAGGCAGTGGTGATGAGTACCAGCAACTAATCCCAATGAATAAATCATCTGCTGCTAACTTTAATATACCAACAGATGCCACTTATGATTTTCCAATAGGCACAGTTATTACAGTATTAAATCAAGCAACTAATAACGTAACTATTAAAGCAGTTACTTCTGGCACAACTACTGTAGTTAGTGCTGGATCTGTTAGCGCACAACCAACTTTAGGGCAATACAAATCTGCTGCCTGTATTAAAACAGCTGCAAATTCTTGGGTGATTGTTGGGGCTATTGCATAATGATAGGCAACATCGTTTCAGGTATTTTGGCTCCTAAAGGTATTCCAGCAGCTAGCGCAACTGGCGGAACTATTGTTTATGACAATGGTTACTATTATCATACTTTTACAGGCAATGGCACATTCACGCCATCGGTATCTTTAACGTGCGATTATTTAGTTATAGCAGGTGGCGGTGGTGGCGGATCGAATAATGGAATTGATGAAGGCGCAGGTGGCGGTGGTGCAGGTGGACTACGTTCAACTGTTGGCACAACAGGCGGCGGTGGATCTCTCGAATCTACTATATCTGTTACTGCGCAAGCATATTCAATAACAGTAGGCGGTGGTGGTGCAGGTGGCGCACAAAGTGGTTTAGGTGGAGCTGGTACTGCTGGCAGTAATTCAGTATTTTCAACTATCACATCTACTGGTGGTGGTGGTGGTGCTCATTACAACGTAGCACCAACTGGCGGTGGTTCAGGTGGCGGTGCTGCTGGTTATTACACTAACCCTGGTTCAGGTACTGCTAATCAAGGTTTTGGTGGTGGTTCAAGCAGTGGTTCAGGTCGAGGATCAGGCGGTGGTGGTGCTGGTGCTGCTGGTGTTGCTGCTGCAACAAGTGGTAATGGCGGTGCAGGTGTAAGCATTACAGCATTTTCCACACCTACATCTACTGGTGCAAGTGGTAATTATGCAGGTGGCGCTGGCGGTGGTGGTCGTAGAAGCACCTCGGATACATTAGGTGGTGCAGGCGGTACAGGTGGTGGCGGCACAGGTGGCAACGGACAATTACACGGAAGCGGAAGTCAAGTAGGAACAAATGGCACAACTAACACAGGTGGTGGTGGTGGAGGCGGTGGCGGATCATCATCTGGTGGTTGGGGTGGATCAGGCGGATCTGGTTTAGTGATCGTGAGGTACGTAGCGTGAGTCATTGGGCAGAAATTGATAATAATAATAAAGTTGTAAGAGTATTAGTTGGCGACAACAATGATCCAGCAGGTGATGAGGGTTATCAATGGCTTATAGATAATCTTGGTGGCACCTGGATTAAAACAAGTTACAACTCTAAAATTAGAGGCACATACGCAGGTATTGGATATACCTATAATCCTGAAGAAGATATATTTATTACACCGCAACCATATCCATCTTGGATTAGAGAAGGCTCGTTTTGGAATGCGCCAACACCTAAACCAGAGGGTGAATATGTCTGGGATGAAGACACTTTAAGTTGGATCGAAATTGAAGCCTAAGTTATGCGCAGCTGGTGTCCAGTTAAGAGATCAAATTGATACGTGGTTTCCAGATAGGAGTACTAAGAGTCCAGAAGGATGGTTGGGCGATAGTCGCCATTCCGCCAGAAAATCGGATCATAATCCAGACACAAATGGGTGGGTCAGAGCAGTTGATATTAATTCTAGGTTGGAGTCATCCGATAGCCTCGCACCTTATTTGGCTGACCAAATCAGAATCGCAGGGAAATCAGATAAACGTTTATCATACGTCATCTACAACGGGCGAATATGCTCGAAGATATTAAACTGGAAATGGCGTAAGTACAAGGGCATTAACCCACACAAGCGACACATACACATTAGCTTTACAAAGTTAGGCGACACAGATGGCAAGCCGTTCGATATACCACTAATAGGAGGCAAGATATGAAAATAAGCAAGAAGCAGAAGGCTGTATTAAAGTCATACGCACGTGGCGTATTGGTTTCATTCTTAACATTCTTAGCCAGTAATGAACTTGGTTTAGATCCTGCTGTAGCTGTAATTTTGGCAGCCTTTGCAGGCCCAGCGATTAGGGCTTTAGATAAATCCGATGTAATCGGTATCAATGACAAATGAGTCCTGGAGAATGGGCTGGCTTTGGCGCTGGCGTTATAAGCGTGCTATCAGGCGTGCTAATAGGATTACGTTTTTTAGTTAGAGGCTGGCTTAATGAGTTGCGCCCTAATGGTGGATCTAGTATGAAGGATCAGATAACAAGACTCGAACAGCGTGTCGATGATCTCTTTGTTTTAATCAGTAAGCGATAATTAATTATGGCTACTAAACGCAAACCAAAGAAGAAGCCAGTACGTAAGCGTAGGACTACTAAAGAGCCTGTACTTACTAAACTGGATTTCTGGGCAATAGCAGCTAATGAGGTTTATATGGCGTGCCGTAAATCTGGAATGGATGAGGGCACAGCTCTAGCCTTTGCGATGGATAGGTCAAGTTATCCAGACTGGATCGTAGATACCAAAGATCCTATTAAGAATCCACTTGACGATTTCGAAGAAGGTGAAGATTAAACACAAGAGATGGTTAGTAATCTCAGATTTGCAGGTGCCTTATCATCACGAGGCAGCTGTAAAAAATGTAATCAAGTTAGCGAGGCGTGAGAAGTTTGATTCTGTATTGGTGGTCGGCGATGAGATGGACTTTCAATCAATTAGCAAGTGGGCTGAGGGCACACCTTTGGCTTACTCAGAAGATCTACACGCAGATCGTGAGCTATGCAAGCAAGTCCTTTGGGATCTCGGTGAGTACAGTCCAGAAATGCATATTATCAGGAGCAATCATTGCGATCGCCTTTATAACACTTTATTAAAAGTACCTGGCTTAATCAATCTACCTGAGTTACAATACCCAGCCTTTATGGGTTTTGCTGAGATGGGTATGACCTACCACAGGACAGCCTATGAATTCCATCCCGACTGGGTTTTGTGCCACGGCGATGAGGGAAGTATGAGCCAGCACGCTGGTATTACCGCATTAAATTTAGCCAAAAAATTTGGTAAATCAGTAGTCGCTGGGCATAGCCATAGACTGGGCGCCAGTGCCTATTCAGAGGGCGTAAACGGCCATTACAGGGCTTTATATGGTGTAGAGGTAGGAAACCTTATGGATCGTAAAAAAGCCTCTTATATCCGCTATGGAAGCGCTAATTGGCAGATGGGCTTTGCTATACTAGAAGCTAGTGGCAAGACCCTGACACCGACCCTGGTGCCAGTAAATAAGGATGGCTCATTTACAGCATTAGGCAGACACTATGGGGCTTAATACAGAGTACGCCGAGCGCACTATCGATGACCATATCGATGACCTCGAAGATATTAACGTTATCTAATCGTTATAATAAAACAGCCCTAAATAATCCACAAAGTCATACACAGGTGCAACACTATGCCTGTGCCACAAAGTATGTGGTCACAGATTGGGCTACAAAATGACACTTGAACTAGCAATATATTTATTTATAGGGC